GGTGATTTCTGGCGGTGTGAACGCGGTTGTGGGGTTTTTTGCGCGGCTGGGTTCTTCGGTTGCTTCTCATGTGAGGTCTGGTTTTAACGCGGCTCGTGGTGCTGTTTCTTCTGCGATGAATGCTATTCGGAGTGTCGTGTCTTCGGTGGCGTCTGCTGTTGGCGGGTTTTTCGGGTCGATGGCGTCTAGGGTTCGTGGTGCTGCCTCGTCCGGGTTTAACGCTGCGAGGGGTGCGGCTTCTTCTGCTATGCACGCTATGGGCTCGGCTGTGTCTAGTGGTGTGCATAGTGTGATAGGGTTTTTCCGGAATCTTCCCAGTAATATTAGGGGCGCTTTGGGTAGTATGGGGTCTTTGTTGGTGTCGGCTGGCCGTGACGTGGTGTCTGGTTTGGGTAACGGTATTAAGAATGCTATGAGTGGCCTGTTGGATACGGTGCGTAACATGGGTTCCCAGGTTGCGAATGCGGCGAAGTCGGTGTTGGGTATTCATTCCCCGTCTCGGGTGTTTCGTGACGAGGTTGGCCGGCAGGTTGTTGCCGGTTTGGCTGAGGGTATTACTGGTAATGCTGGTTTGGCGTTGGATGCGATGTCGGGTGTTGCTTCGCAGCTTCCGGATGCTGTTGATGCCCGTTTTGGTGTGCGATCGTCTGTGGGCTCGTTTACCCCGTACGACCGGTATCGGCGTGCTCAGGGTGAGAGTGTTGTGGTGAATGTGAATGGCCCGACGTATGGTGATCCTGCCGAGTTTGCGAAGCGGATTGAGCGGCAGCAGCGTGACGCTTTGAACGCGTTGGCTTACGTATGATAGGGAGTGTGGTTCATGTTTATTCCTGACCCGTCTGATCGTTCTGGTTTGACTGTTACTTGGTCTATGTTGCCGTTGATTGGTAATGATCCGGAGCGTGTGCTTCATTTGACGGATTATACGGGTGCGTCGCCGGTCATGTTGTTGAATGATTCGTTGCGCGGTTTGGGTGTTCCCGAGGTGGAGCATTTTTCTCAAACACATGTTGGGGTGCACGGCTCGGAGTGGCGCGGGTTTAATGTGAAGCCTCGCGAGGTGACGCTGCCTGTGTTGGTGTCGGGTGTTGACCCGGATCCGGCGGGCGGGTTTCGTGACGGTTTCTTGAAAGCCTATGACGAGTTGTGGTCTGCGTTTCCCCCGGGCGAGGTGGGGGAGTTGTCGGTGAAGACTCCTGCCGGTCGTGAGCGTGTGCTGCGGTGCCGGTTTGATTCTGTGGATGACACGTTTACGGTGGATCCGGTGAACAGGGGTTATGCCCGCTATGTGCTTCATTTGACGGCTTATGACCCGTTTTGGTATGGGGATGAGCAAAAGTTTCGTTTTAGTAACGCGAAGTTGCAGGATTGGTTGGGTGGCGGCCCTGTCGGCAAGAATGGCACGGCGTTTCCTGTGGTGTTGACGCCTGGTGTGGGCTCGGGTTGGGATAACCTGTCTAATAAGGGTGATGTGCCTGCGTGGCCTGTTATTCGTGTTGAGGGTCCGTTGGAGTCGTGGTCTGTGCAGATTGATGGTTTGCGTGTGTCTTCGGATTATCCTGTCGAGGAGTATGATTGGATCACTATTGACACGGATCCTCGTAAACAGTCTGCATTGTTGAACGGGTTTGAGGATGTGATGGATCGTTTGACAGAGTGGGAGTTTGCCCCTATCCCGCCTGGCGGTTCTAAGAGTGTGAATATTGAGATGGTTGGTTTGGGTGCCATTGTTGTGTCGGTGCAGTACAGGTTTTTGAGGGCTTGGTGAATAGTTGATGGCTGGTCTTGTTCCGCATGTAACATTGTTTACACCGGATTATCGCCGTGTGGCGCCTATCAATTTTTTTGAGTCGTTGAAGTTGTCGTTGAAGTGGAATGGTTTGTCGACGCTGGAGTTGGTGGTGTCGGGGGATCATTCAAGGCTTGACGGGTTGACTAGGCCGGGTGCACGGCTGGTTGTTGATTATGGTGGCGGCCAGATTTTTTCTGGGCCTGTGCGTCGGGTTCATGGTGTGGGTCCGTGGCGTTCTTCGCGTGTCACGATCACGTGTGAGGATGATATCCGCCTGTTGTGGCGTATGTTGATGTGGCCTGTGAATTATCGTCCTGGTTTGGTTGGTATGGAGTGGCGTGCCGACAGGGATTATGCCCACTATTCGGGTGCGGCTGAGTCGGTGGCTAAGCAGGTGTTGAGGGATAATGCTTGGCGTTTTCCGCCGGGTTTGTTTATGAACGATGATGAGAGTCGTGGCCGCTATATTAAGGATTTTCAGGCCAGGTTTCACTTGTTTGCCGATAAGTTGTTGCCGGTGTTGTCGTGGGCTCGGATGACTGTCACGGTGAACCAGTTTGAGAATGCGAAGTTTGATCAGCGTGGTTTACTGTTTGATTGTGTGCCCGCGGTGACCCGTAGTCACGTGTTGACTGCCGAGTCGGGTTCGATTGTGTCGTGGGAGTATGTGCGTGACGCCCCGAAGGCGACATCTGTGGTGGTTGGTGGCCGCGGCGAGGGTAAGGATCGGCTGTTTTGTGAGGATGTTGATTCGATGGCCGAGGATGAGTGGTTTGATCGTGTCGAGGTGTTTAAGGATGCCCGTAACACGGATTCTGAACATGTGCATCTCATCGATGAGGCTGAGCAGGTGCTGTCCGAGTTAGGGGCTACGTCGGGGTTTAAAATCGAGTTGGCTGAGTCGGATGTGCTGCGTTTTGGGCCCGGCAATCTGATGCCGGGTGACATGATCTATGTGGATGTGGGTTCTGGCCCGATTGCGGAGATTGTGCGGCAGATTGATGTGGAGTGTGATTCGCCTGGTGACGGGTGGACGAAGGTGACTCCTATTGCGGGGGATTATGAGGATAATCCGTCAGCATTGTTGGCTCGCCGTGTTGCCGGTTTGGCTGCCGGTGTGCGGGATTTGCAAAAATTCTAATTGTTAGGGGTTTGTTGTGGGTATTGTGTGCAAGGGTTTTGATGGTGTGTTGACCGAGTTTGATTGGGCTCAAATGTCTGGTCTGATGGGTAATATGCCGTCTGTGAAGGGTCCGGATGATTTTCGTGTGGGCACGACGATTCAGGGTGCCACGGTGTTGTGTGGGGTCCTGCCGGGGCAGGCTTGGGCTCACGGGGTGATGTGCACGTCGAATAGTGTTGAGACGGTGACGGGGCAGCTTCCGGGCCCGGGTGAGACCCGCTATGATTATGTTGTCCTGTCGCGGGATTGGGAACAGAATACGGCCAAGTTGGAGATTGTTCCTGGTGGCCGTGCGGAGCGTGCCCGTGATGTGTTGCGTGCGGAGCCTGGCGTGTACCATCAGCAACTGTTGGCGACACTGGTGTTGTCGTCTAACGGGTTGCAGCAGCAGCTGGATAGGCGTGCTGTGGCGGCTCGTGTGGCGTTTGGTGAGTCTGCAGCCTGTGATCCTACCCCTGTGGAGGGTGACCGTGTGATGGTTCCTTCTGGGGCTGTGTGGGCTAACCATGCCGGGGATTGGATGCTGTTGTCTCCCAGGATTGAGACGGGCTCTAAGTCTATCATGTTTGGCGGATCTGCTGTGTATGCTTACACGATCCCGTTTGAGCGGCCGTTTACTAGTCCGCCCGTTGTGGTGGCGTCTATGGCTACGGCGGCTGGGGGTACACAGCAGATTGATGTGAAAGCCTACAATATTACTAATAAGGACTTTGGTTTAGCGTTTATTACGAATGATGGTTCGAAGCCGAAGGATGTTCCTGTGGTAGCGAACTGGATTGCTGTCGGCGTGTAATGCGCGGCTTGTGTGTGCGGGATATGTTGTGGTGGTTGTAGTGGTAGGGGGCTGTAGTGTCATGGCTTACACCCACACTCGTAGCCTCTATTTGTACCGCTATCGCTACTGTCCTTGGTTCGATTCAGGCGGTTACGTACAGGTCGAAGAAGAGGCTTAGGCAGTTGTCTGCGCAGGTTGATGCGATGGAAGAATACACGTGGAATATTCGCCATATTGTTCACCGCTATAACGCGAATCTGCCGGAGAATGTTGAGCCGGTGAAGATGCCTGATTTGCCCGAGTTTTTGAAGGATACTGTTGATGGTGGTGGGGGGTGAATTGTGAGGGAGTTGGAGGAAGAGAAGCGGCAGCGCCGCTCGTTTGAGAAGGCTTCCCTGATACTGTTGTTCCTGTCGCTTGTACTGTTGGCGGTGGTTGCTGGGGGTGCTTTACGTTTCGGTGCTGTGGCTTCCCAGCGGGATTCGGAGCAGGCTAAAGCCCAGTCGAATGGTACAGCCGCTAAAGGGTTGGCTAGCCGTGTGCGGCAGGTGTGTGCCTCTGGCGGGCAGGAGTCGGTGCGGCTTCACCGGTCTGGCTTGTGTGTGGATGCTCAGCGTGTTGAGCGTAGCGTGCAGGGTGTGCCGGGTCCTGCCGGTGTACGTGGCCCGCAAGGGCCTGCAGGGGTTGACGGCCGGGATGGTGTTGATGGTTCGGCTGGGCTGGTTGGCCCTGTTGGTCCGCAGGGTTCCCCGGGTTTGAATGGTGTGAAGGGTCCTGACGGGCTGCCCGGTGCTAACGGCAAGGATGGTGTTGCCGGTGTGAACGGGGCTGATGGCCGGGATGGCGTGCCAGGTAGGGATGGCGCTGATGGGGCTGATGGTGGCCGCGGCCCTGCCGGTCCCCCTGGTGTAGCCGGTGCACAGGGTGAGCGTGGCCCTGTTGGGCCTCAGGGTCCGCAGGGTTCTGCCGGTTCTGACGGCCGGGATGGCAAGGACGGTAAGGATGGGCGCTCGGTGGTGTCCGTGTACTGTTCCGGGGGCCTCCTGGTTGTGAAATATAGTGACGGTACGGCCTCTACCATAGCGGGTTCGGTGGCCTGCGAGAGTGTGAAACCGTCACCTGTGGTTACCGTATCATCCCACAAATAGAAAGGAGTGGCTGTGATGGTAGTGTTTGGGGGTGGCGTGTTGTGAGATACATTCCAGCGGCGCATCACTCGGCCGGATCAAATAAGCCGGTGAACCGTGTTGTGATTCACGCGACATGCCCGGATGTGGGGTTTCCGTCTGCTTCCCGTAAGGGGCGGGCGGTGTCTACGGCGAACTATTTTGCTTCCCCATCAGCGGGTGGTTCGGCGCATTACGTCTGCGATATTTCGGAGACGGTGCAGTGCCTGTCAGAGGGGACTATAGGGTGGCATGCCCCGCCTAATCCGCATAGTTTGGGTATAGAGATTTGCGCGGATGGGGGTTCGCACGCCTCGTTCCGTGTGCCGGGGCATGCTTACACTCGGGAGCAGTGGCTTGATCCTAGGGTGTGGCCCGCGGTGGAGAGGGCTGCGGTGTTGTGTCGGCAGTTGTGTGACAAGCATGGTGTTCCGAAAAGGAAACTGTCTGTGGCCGATCTAAAAGCGGGTAGGCGGGGCATCTGCGGGCATACTGATGTGACGGATGCGTGGCATCAGTCGGATCATGACGATCCTGGGCCGTGGTTTCCGTGGGACAGGTTTATGGCTGTGGTGAATGGCCACGGCGGCGGTTCAAGTAGTGAGGAGTTAACGGTGGCTGATGTGAAAGCGTTACATGACCAGATTAAGCAATTGTCGGCACAGGTGGCCCAGTCGGTGAATAAGCTGCATCATGATGTTGGTGTGGTTCAGGTTCAGAATGGTGATTTGGGTAAGCGTGTTGATGCCCTGTCGTGGGTGAAGAATCCTGTGACGGGGAAGCTGTGGCGCACAAAAGACGCTTTGTGGAGTGTCTGGTATTACGTGTTGGAGTGTCGCAGCCGCCTCGACAGGCTTGAGTCTGCTGTTAACGGTTTGAAAAAGTGATGGTGGTTTGTTGTGGGTAAACAGTTTTGGTTAGGTTTAGTGGAGCGGGCGGCTAAGACTTTTGTGCAAACGTTTGTTGCTGTGCTTGGGGTGACGGCGGGTGTCACGTATACTGCGGAGTCGTTTCGCGGTTTGCCGTGGGAATCTGCCCTGATTACGGCCACGGTTGCTGCGGTGCTGTCGGTTGCTACCTCGTTTGGTAGCCCGTCGTTTGTGGCCGGCAAACCTAAAACCACGGTTGTGGATGCGGGTTTGGTTCCACCCGACGATGGGGGCATGGTTGAGCCGCATATGGTGGATGTGTCGGATCCTGGCATGATTGAGCCGATTGATGATGCGGATGTTGCCGGCTATGTGCCGAGGCGTGCAGCCGAGTCTGAGGTTGGCACGGTAGAGTCTACTGTTGCATAAGTGAATATAGATGTGTGCCCCAGCGGTGCTGCCACGATCGTGTGGTGGTTGCCGCTGGGGCACTATTTCTGTATATAAGGTGTGGCTATGATTCGTTGCTGTCGATGGTGTCTTCGAGCATCTGATACAGGTGGAGGCAGGTAGAGATAGTTTCGTTGGCCTGATCGAGAACGTTCTGGCCGATAACGTTTTTGTGGTTGTCGCGGTGGCGGATGATAGCCCACATGATCTCGTCGGCTGCCGCCTGTAATAGTTTTGCCTGGTATGCGATTCCGGCGAGCCAGTCTAGTGCTTCCGGGCTTGCCAGCGTGTTGTCTGGAATGCCACGGGTGTTGCTGTTGTTTGGGTGTCCTGCACTGTCGCATAACCACAGGATTTCGCTGCACTCGTCTAGCGTGTCCTGGTCGATAGCGAGATCGTCGAGGCTGACTTGGTTGACGGTAAGGTTCACGTTGTCGAGGGAGATGGGTACACCGTACTGGTTTTCGACACTGTCAACAATGTTTTCCAGCTGTTGCATGTTGGTGGGCTGTTGTTGGACGATACGGTGTATCGCTGTGTTTAGGGTGGTGTAGGTGATATTGTGTGTGTTGTCCATGGTTTTATCCCATCCCTGTGCTGTCGTCGTTTTCGTCTGGATAGTATCTACTGTTTGCGTAGCCTGTGAGGGTGATCAGTGTTTGGTCTGCCCACTGTTTCACTGTCTGCCTTGTCACCCCGAGTCGTTGGGCTGCCACCGAATAGGTTTGATCATACCCGTATACTTCACGAAATGCTGCCAGGCGTGCCAAATGTTTTCGCTGTTTGGATGGCTGGCAGGTGAGGGTGTAGTCGTCGATGGCTAGCTGTAGATCGATCATGGAGACGATGTTGTTGCCGTGGTGTTGTGGCGCGGTTGGTGGGGGTGGCATTCCCGGTTCGACTGATGGTTTCCATGGTCCGCCGTTCCAGATCCATTGCGCGGCTTGGATAATATCTGCAGTGGTGTAGGTTCGGTTCACTGGTAATCCTTAAACAAGTCGTTCATGTTGCTAGTGTTGGTGGTGTCGAATCGTCCGACGCAGTGGCAGTAGTCGTACATGAGTTTAATAATGTGTTGGTGGTCGCCGAGGTAGGTGTTTCCGCTGATGCTGTAGGTGGCTGTGCCGTCTTTAGAGATGGTGTATTTGGCGGTGATGGTTTCGGGTGTTTCGGTGTTGGTGATGATGGCGGTGGTGGTGGTGCCTACGGTTTGGAGGATGGTGGTTTGGGTGCCGTCGTCGAGGATGGTTTTAACCATTGGGGTTTCTCCTTTAGTTGCTGGTTTGGTTGTCTGCTAGAGCGGTTATTTCTTGCACCGGTTTGGGTAGATCTAGGTGTTGGATGGTTTTGTTGGCTAGTCGTTTGGCTACACGGTAGCACATTTGGGTCCACTGGTTGCCTGTGAGCTGGTGGTATTGGTTGCGCACCGCAATATATAGTAGAGAGTCTTGGTACAGGTCGTCTGGGTTGACAGCCGGGTAGCGGCGGGCAATATTGGTGCAGGCTTTGTGTAGCTGGTGTTGGTGGGCTGGTGTGGTCCATCCCCAATCGGCTGTGGTGGCTAGGTCTGCTTTGGTTGGTCGTCTACTCATGGCATCTATTCTATCGGGCTATCTGGTAGTTGTTTGGTGTTTTGTTGTTGATAGTGTAGCACACTAGTCCTGGGTGGCCGGTGGTGCCCGTCTTGTGCCGGTACCAGACGGATTCTCCTTCCATGGATGGGCATTGGATGAAGGTGCGTTGTCCTTGCTCGGAGATTTCGAGGTGGTGCCGGTGACCGGCCATGAGTATATGGGATACGGTGCCGTTGTGGAATTCTTGGCCGCGCCACCATTCGTAGTGTTGGTTGTTGCGCCATTGGTGTCCGTGGGCGTGAAGGATTCGGGTTCCTGCCACGTCGACGGTGGTGGTCATTTCGTCCCGCTCAGGGAAGTGGAAGTGGATGTTGGGATACTGGTTGGTGAGCTGGTAGGCTTCTGCGATGGCGCGGCAGCAGTCCACGTCGAAGCTGTCGTCGTAGGTGGTGACTCCTTTGCCGAAGCGTACTGCTTCGCCGTGGTTGCCTGGGATGGATGTGACCGTCACGTTGTGGCAGTGGTCGAACATGTGGACTAGCTGGAGCATGGCCATGCGGGTGAGCCGGATTTGTTCCGTCAAGGGTGTTTGTGTGCGCCAGGCGTTGTTGCCGCCTTGTGACACGTATCCTTCGATCATGTCGCCGAGGAATGCGATGTGGACTCGTTGCGGTTTGCCTGCTTGCTGCCAGTAGTGTTTTGCAGCGGTGAGGGAGCGCAAATAGTCGTCGGCGAATCGGCTGGTTTCTCCGCCGGGGATGCCTTTGCCTATTTGGAAGTCGCCTGCCCCGATGACGAAGGCTGTCTCGTCACTGCTGTGGGTGTCTTGTTCGGGTTTGGGGGGTGTCCATTCGGCTAGTTTGTTGACGAGTTCGTCGACCGGGTAGGGGTTGGTTGCGGGTTGGTGGTCGATGATTTTTTGTACGGATCGGCCTGTTTCCCCGTTCGGTAAGGTCCATTCGGAGATGCGTGTGCGGCGTACGGTTCCGTTGGCTAGATTGTCGTCGATGGTGTTGATGGCGTTGTCGTGGTTGGCTAGCTGTGTGAGGAGCCGGTCAATATTGTCTATCACTGGTTTTCCTCCTCCTTCTGGGTGTTGGTTTGTTTGCGGCGATAATCTTTAATAACGGTGGCGGAGATGGGGTATCCTGCCTGGGTGAGCTGTTTTGCTAGCCATGAGGCGGGGATGGTTTTGTCGGCGAGCACGTCGGCTGCTTTAGCCCCGTAGCGTTGAATAAGGGTTTCAGTTTTGGTTGCCATGATATCCTAGGGGTTGTGTGGTGGGCTGCCATCCTGTGCGGCAGTCGCCGTCGTGTCCTGGTTTGCGTGTGCACCATGAGACTTCGCCGGCATTGTGGATGATGGCACGGCCGCATATGACGTCATGTAGGTGTTCGGGAAACTTATTATTGTTGTTGTCCCCGTACATGTCGATCAAGTGTTGGGTTTTAGTAGCCATCATGTCTCCTATGTGTGAAAGAGTGTGCAAATACTATGCTGGTGTCATGGATGTTTATGCGGGTATGGTTTTCATCACCTTGCTGAACGTTACTTGGTTACTGTACATCATCTGGGTGATTTCCTGATCCGTTTTGTCGGGGTGCTGTTTTCGCAGGTTTGCCCATTGGCAGGCGTTGTCGGTTTCTTGCTGGAGCCGGGTGAGATGGTTTTCGGTGATGATTTGTTTCCACATGGCCCATGACACGTCGAGCCGGTTGAGGATTTCGAGGGCTGGGATGTTGAATTGGTTGAGGAACAGGATTTCGTGGGTGTAGTAGTTTTTCTCGTAGGCGTCCCATCCGCTTCGGTGCCTGTTGGGCTGGTTTTTGGGGTAGGCTTCCCGGCATACTTTGTGCAAACGTTTGGCCATGTCGTCGGGTAGTTTAATGTCGGGGTTGGCGCGGATCATGGATCGCATCCCATCATAGGTGGTGCCCCAGGTGTGCATGATGTAGGTGGGGTCTTCACCATCAGCCCATTTTTCTGCACAGATGGCGAGGCGGATACGCCTCCTAGTGGCCTTACTCGTGTCGCGGCGGCCAGGGATGGGGCATGTGTCGAGGGGATCCATGATGTTTTAGTGTACCTTTCTGGTTTCGTGTTGTTGACGTGTTTTACTGTAGCACAGTGTCTAGCGCTTGTGTCAACCCTGTTTTTCCGGCCTGCAGGTAGGTGTCTGTGACATCCCCTAGGGTGAGGGGCACATGGGTGGCTTGCGGTAATGCTTGGGTTAGGGTTTGGGCCATCTTGTCTCCCGCGGGGTCTGGGTCTGACCAGATGTAGATGTGGTCGTAGCCTTCAAAGAATTTGGTCCAAAAAGTTTGCCACGAGGTTGCGCCGGGTAGGGCTACGGCCGACCATCCGCATTGTTCGAGGATCATGGAGTCGAATTCGCCTTCGCAAATGTGCATTTCGGCTGCCGGGTTGGCCATGGCGGCCATGTTGTAGATGGAGCCTGTGTCCCCGGCGGGGGTTAGGTATTTGGGGTGGTTGTGGGTTTTGCAGTCGTGCGGGAGTGAGCAGCGGAAACGCATTTTTCGTATTTCGGCTGGGCTGCCCCAAACGGGGTACATGTATGGGATGGTGATGCACTGGTTGTAGTCTTCGTGGCCTGGTATGGGGTCATTGTCGATGTATCCAAGGTGGTGGTAGCGGGCTGTTTCTTCGCTGATGCCTCTTGCCGAGAGCAGGTCGAGTATGTTTTCGAGGTGGGTTTCGTAGCGGGCGGAGGCTTTCTGGATTCGGCGGCGTTCCGCAATGTTGTATGGGCGTATGCTGTCGTACATTCGGGTTTTCTTTCTCTAGTCGTTGTTGTAGCTTGGCGAGTCCGCCTCCGACACCGCATGTGTGGCAGTACCAGACGCCTTTGTCGAGGTTGATGCTCATGGAGGGCTGGTGGTCGTCGTGGAACGGGCAGAGGATGTGTTGCTCGTTCCTGGACGGATTGTACCGTATCTGGTAGGTGTCGAGGAGGCGGCGGGTGTCAGAGGTGTGGGAGGAGCTCGTTGAGGGTTGATACCACATAGGCTTCGCTCCAGGGTTTGTTGCGCTGTTTCATGACGACGAGTCCGATGGTGGACTGGTTTTCGCGGTTTCGGTGGGTTTCGTAGTTGCGTGCCTCCCGGCTGGCTTGTTTCACGAATTCGGCTAGGTGTGGTTGGCCGGCTTTCGCCTCGATAATGTAGGTTTTGTGGCCGGTTGTGAGGATGAGGTCGCCTTCGTCTTCCCGGCCGTTGAGGTGGAGTCGTTCTATATCATAGCCGGTGTCGCGTAGCTGGTGGAGGAGTCGTGTTTCCCATTCGGCTCCTGCTCGGCGGTTGCGTGCCTGTTGTGTCGACATGATAGTCCTTTGTGTGTTGTGGTCATGTTCCATGGCTGTTTTTCGGCGAGTGGTCCGAAGAATGTGTATTCGGGGTAGGCTCGTAGTCGTTCGTATCGGGTTCCGTCTGGGCTGGATTTGCCTGTGCGCTGTTTCAACACTGCGATGCGTGCCTCGGCTGGGATCGATAGCCCGTTGCCGTTGTCTTCGCCACCATACAGTGAGACTCCGAGGATGAGTTGTGGTTTTTCGGAGAGGCCGTTTTTGATTTCTCGCCGGGCTGGCGGGTGTTCGATGTCGGAGCCGGTTTTGTCGGTTGCGTGGTGTGTGACAATAATGGTGGAGCCAGTATCCCTGCCCAATGCTGTGATCCATTGCATGGCTTCTTGCTGTGCCTGGTAGTCACTCTCGCAGTCTTGGATGTCCATCAGGTTGTCGATAACAATGAGTGGTGGGAAGGTGTTCCACATTTCCATGTAGGCTTGCAATTCCATGGTGATGTCGGTCCAGGTGATGGGTGACTGGAATGAGAAGGTGATGTGTTGGCCGTGGTGGATGCTGTCTCGATAGTATTCTGGCCCGTAGTTGTCAATGTTTTGTTGTATCTGGGCGGTGGTGTGTTGGGTGTTGAGTGAGATGATTCGTGTGGAGGCCTCCCAGGGTGTCATGTCCCCTGATATGTAGAGGGCGGGCTGGTTGAGCATGGCGGTGATGAACATGGCTAGCCCTGATTTTTGGCTGCCGGAGCGCCCCGCGATCATGACTAGGTCCCCTTTGTGGATGTGCATGTCATGGTTGCGGTAGAGGGGGTCTAGCTGGGGTATGCGGGGCAGCTCGGCTGCGGTTTGGGAGGCTCTCTCGAAGGATCGTTGGAGAGAGAGCATCGGAGCCTTTATCTATCTATCGGTTGGATGTTGTTTTGGTGGTCAGATGGAGTCGATATCGATGTCAGCATCAGCAGGGGCTGTGGTGTCGTCTAGCTGGCCGTTATCGCGCTTGTCTACGTATTCGGCAACCTTATCGTAGATGGCGTCGTCTAATGGTTTGAGCACGACCGCGTTGAAGCCGTTTTTGGTGCGTACGGTGGCGAGTTTGAAGGCCTGCTCTTCGCCGAGATAGGCTTCTAGTTCGCGGATCATGGAGTGTGGGCGGTCATTGCTGCCGCGTGCTTTCTCGATAATAGCGTTGGGGATGGTTTCTGGGGTGCCGTTGTTGAGATCGTCTAGGGTGTGGAAGATGGTCACATCAGCGTAGATGCGGTCTGCGGTCTGTCCGCCGTAGCCTTCGGTGTTGTGCTGAACGTCGCGGACTTTGAAGGCGATGGCGGTGGCGTCCTGGTTTCGGGATGGGTTGAAGAAGGTGCTGTTGCTGTTGTTTCGGTAGTTTGCGAGTGCCATGATTGTGTTATCCTTTACTGTTGTGTCTGTTATTGTTGTCTTATATTGGTTTATCGGGTGAGGTTGTTTCGTTTAGTGCGGAAAGCTTCGGAAACGTCACTGTTACTGGTGATGATCTTTTTGTACTGTTTCAAGAGGTCTGCTAGCTGTTGCTTGCTGGTTGCTTTGTTGATTTTGTTGATGACGATGGTGTTTTCTTTGGATGCGATTTTGTTGACGTAGTCTTTGGCGGCCTGATTGTATCGGTCTTGGAGGATGATGGATGCGCTTGCTACGAGTGTTGCTAGATCCCAGTCTTTCGATACGGTTTCGTCTTTCAATCCTCCTAGCAGGTCGATGATGGCCTGTTTTGCCTGGTCTGCTGTGTCTCCTCGGATGACTGTCCATGGTGCGGCGTAGTCGCCACCGTATTTGAGTGTGATCGTTAGGCGATCATTGTCTGTGATGCGCTCTTCTGTCACTTGTTTTCCTTTTCTTTATTGTCTGTTTCTGGTGGCTGTACGGTGGATTCTACCGGGTATCTGTAGGCGTCTTTCCCGTTGACAGCCCAGCAGGCGTCCTGGACGGGGCATCCTTTACAGAGTGCTGTGACGTGGGGTACGAAGATGCCTTCACGGATTCCTTTCATTGCTTGACTGTACATGGATGATACATGCCGGTAGGTGTTGTTGTCAAGATCGTATAGTTCGGTGGATGTGCCCTGTGTCGGGGACTTGTCGTCGTTACGGCTGGTGGCCGGCGTCCAAAACATGCCTTTCGTGACATGAATGTCGTGTTGGTTGAGCATGTACCGGTAGGTGTGCAGCTGCATACTGTCGGCGGGTAGGCGTCCGGTTTTGAGGTCGAGGATGAAGGTTTCGCCGATGTCGGTGTCGGTGAAAACGCGGTCGATGTAGCCGACGATCTGGGTGCCATCCTGGAGGGTGGTTTCGACTGGGTATTCGATGCCTGGCTGGCCGTCCAAAACCGCGGTGTGGTATTGTGGATGGTTTGTGCGCCACTGTTTCCACCTGTCGACGAAGATGGGGCCATAGTGCATCCACCAGTCGTAGTCTTTTTTGTGTGGGCCCCCGCTTTCGCACATGTTTTTGCACACTCGGCCGGAGGGTTTGATTTGGGTGCCCTCTTCTTTGACTAGGGCGATTTGGGTGTCGAAAACATTGTTGAAGGATGAGAGTTTATCGGGTATTTCGGGGTATTCTGCGGGATTGTACAGGTGGAGGTCGTATTGTTCGGTGATGTGGTGTATGGCGCTTCCGGCTATGGTGGCATACCAGGTGTGGGAGGTGGCTTTGTAGCCGTGGGATAGGCGCCATTTTTCTCCGCATTCGGCCCACTGGGTGAGTGAACTGTAGGAGATGTGGCCTGGATGGTTGATGGTGGACGGTTTTTGTGCTAGAGGCATTACTGGTTGTCTTTGTTCCATGGGTTGCGGGTGTCTTGGCCGGTATCGTGTTGCTGGTATGCGAGGAGTGCGAGGCAGTGCCAGGCGGCATGGGCTAGATGGGGTAGCCCGGATTCGTGGTCGAGGTTGTTGCCTTGCTGCCATGATAGTAGGTGCCTGTAGAGGGCGTCGACGCTGTGGCTCCACGGGTATCCTCCGGTCCAGTTGTTGTCGCCGTATTTGGTGGCACCGTAGCCTGCTACTTCGCCTAGGGCGTGCAAGGCTGCGGGGTCGATGAGGGAGAGCCTGCAAAGTTTGAGTTCTTTTCGGGCCCCGCTGTTGGGGTCGGTGTACATGCGGGTTGGCTCATCCATGAGATGTGTGCTCCTTAAGTGTGGGTTACTGGTTAGGGTTGTGGGCTAGTGCTACGGCGAGAATAATGATGGCGAGGGTTTCTGCGATGATGATGGGTGTTGTGATCATTTGTGGTCTTTGGGCTGGTATGTGAGTGTTGAGGCGCCTAGGAGGGTGGTGAGGGCGCATGCTGCGATGATGGCGAGGGCTGCCTTGTGTGGGGTGCCGGTGGCGTACATCCATGTGATGATGCCGCCTTGGATCCAGGCGAGGCTGGTGAAGAAGGTTTCGTAGCTGTGCAACTCGATACTGTTGTTGCTGGTGATGTTATTCATGGTAGTTTTCTGCTTTGTGTGCGATGGTTGTGTAAATGTCGTTGAGTGTGGTTTCGATAGTGATGAGAGTGTTGATTTCTTGGCTGAGGTCGATATTGTCTTTGAGGGTGTCGATGCGGGCGGCGATATCGGTGGCGGTGCGTAGGCTTACTGCTGCACCGTGGACGATGTGGCACATGTCGGTGAGGCCGACCTTGGCGATATAGTGTGACATGAGAGGCATGATAGGTGTGCTGTCTTTCTGGTTAGCGTGACGGGTTGATGGACATGTCCTCAACCTGTGGTTTGTCTTCGGTGCCTGACACTTGGCAGAAGACTTTCACGTGTGTCTTGGATGCTCCGGGTTGTTTGGCGGTGGCACCGTAGACGATGGAGAAGGTGTCTTTGTGGGCGCCGATGATTTTGTGGAGTTGGAGGTCGATGTCGGGGTTGCCGTTCCATTTGACACCGTTTTCTGCGGCCGCCTGGGTGGCTTTCTGATTGCAGGCGTGTGCTGCCGTAATCATGGTGAGACCTTGTAAGGTTTCTTCACCCCTTGTTTGGGCTTGCCGGTGGGTGCGCTGCTGTTCTGCTTGTAGGGAGCGGACTGCTGCGGCCTGCCGTGCTTTCTTTTCGGCTTTGAGCTGCTGGACGGTTTTTGGTGTCCATTCGGTGTTGGCTGTGGTGGCTTGCGGTGCGGGCTGTGAGGCGAGTGGCGGGTTGTCGTCGGGTGCTGGCAGGAAGGATGCTGCGGCGATGATGGCGAGAGTGGCGCCGGCGATGGTGTAGCCTGTTTTCTTGTTCATGATTTTGTGTTCCCCTTTCCGGGGTGTTGTTCGTTGCTGACATGGTTAATATTTCCAGCGGCTGGGCCCTGTGTCAAGGCTGCGCTCAAATGTTGTGAGCGATCCTTGTGTGGCTAGGGGTTTTGTCATTTAAGCGTGACATGTCACTGCCTTGCGTCCAGTATCCATGGCGGTTGCGAGTCATACCTCTGGCAAGCATCTCGTCCACGGTGAGGCACCTGCGGCGATTGGCGCCTGTCTTGACCCCGTGGTCGCCTGTCCGGTGCATGTCCCCGGCATGAGTGCCATTAAATGTTTCATGGCAGACTGTGCAGTGTTCTGGTCGGTATCCGATGATCGTGGTGTCGCACTTGTGGCATGTCCATTGCATGATTGGTCCTCTTTTCGTGTTTTAAGCTACTGCATTTAGCGTACAAGCGACTTTTAGCGCTCTTGGGTAGGATTGTATAGGTCAGGTATTTCTAGGCGATTCTAGGCTCGTTGTGTGTCTGGGGGTTATCGGGCGCACAGGGTGAGGAGGTGGCCTACGTTGATGCGGCTCACATTCCAGTAGAGTTGTGTGGCTTCTCCGCCGGTAAGCGGCTTCCACTCGTCATGGCTGAACACGGTGCCATCGGATGCGATGAATGTGTTGGGGCGTAGCTTGTGGAGTTCGGCTTCCACGCTCTGCCGGTAGGCTTCGGCGAGCCCCTCAAAATCCATGTGGTCGCAGGAGAGGTTTTCGAGGCGTGTCAGGTCGAAGGGTGTGGGGCAGTCGTAGCTGGCGGGGGTGTAGAGCTGGGTGAAGTGGTTGGCGATCTTGTGCATGATTATTTCCTTTTCGTTGCTTATAACGTTGTTGAGGGTTTATCGGGTGGATGCGACCAGGATGGCGTCTACGTCGATCATGTCGATGAGATCGTGGAGTTCCTCGGCCTCGTTCTCGGAGAGGTGGCGCCAGTCGTAGTCGCCGTACACGGCGCCGTCGAGGGTGACAGTCCACCGGGGCCGGATGAGTCGTATGGCTTCTTGTACTTTAGCGTGGTACATGCGGCGCACCATATCGAGATCGATGTCGTCTGAATAGTTTCCGGTGAGGCTGTGGAGGCTGAGGGGGTCGATTTCTGTCTGCCTGTAGAGGGATGTGAAGGATGGGGTGATGAGTGTGCCATTCATGGGTGATGTTCCTTTCTGGATTGTCTTGGTTGGTTGTTGTGGCTTCTAGAGTGTGTAGGTTGCGACTCCACAGTCAAGGCTGCGCTCAAACCCAGTGAGCGTTTCATGCTGGAGTGTGGGGTGTGGTGTATCTCACGTAAGCCTCTATTGCCTCTCTCAGCGTCTCAAATCTTCTGGGGGTAGGATTATATAGGGTTGACCCTGCTGATCGATCCTAGGGCCCTTCTAGGGCGTCTCAGGGGTATGTCTGGGTGATAGCAGGTTCGGTAGATAACCCGGCAGATCTACCTTGGCTTTCATAACGGGGGTCAAGGTGCCATATCTGGGCATGGAATCTACACCCTCATACTGTGTGAGATGTATCACATCCTCCTGGCTTGGTGTGCCCCCTCAAGGCCACTCTGCCGATCTAGCGTGGAGGGTGTAGCCCAGAAATGCCGTTTAAAGCCTTCACGCGGCGCCTAGGAGCGCCTTACAGGGTGGGGGCTAGGTATTCATACCCCCAAGCAATTCTGATCGATTCTAGACGCCTCCCAGAGCCGGATACGCGATCAACCATCTCAGCATAGATCATCAGCCCCTATCCTGGTTAGCTAAGACTACACTATGTGGACAGTGTGGGATACTGTGGGGGAAGAAGGACACGGTAAAAGAAAGAAGGGGGAGCATCAGCCTTCAAGCCTTAAGGTCTTAGCGCTTAGCACCGATGGTCTTAGCAGTTAGCACCGAGCCCCCTCAAGGGCTCGGCATCAGCCTCATCAGGCTCAGCCCTGAAAGGAGTACACGCCATCAGGGAAGGCTTGAGAGTACGAGGAGCTCTAGCGACGAGTACTCGAAAGCCTGAGGGAACACCCTCAGCACTGATGGGCCTAGCGTGTTCGGAAAGGACACAGGAGTACAGTGTGACAGCTGTCCGGGAGTGAAACCCGTTCCGGCTAGGGGTTTCAGCCTTAACCACCTTCAAAGGTTACAAGACTCTAAGAAAATTTAAGGAAAAGTTTAGGTTTAATTTTTGGACCTTTACTACCAAAAACACCCGTTTACACCCCTCAAACCCGCCTATAGAGCCAAAACCACCAGTTTGACTCATCCCAGGTGGCATATGATAGGCTGGACAGGTAGCCAGCTGGACGCAAGGCCGAAATCCGCTGACGCGGCTTTCACCCTTACATCCATCAGTCTACCAAAGACTTAAAGACCTAAGGGCTTAGCGCTAAGGTGCTGATAGCTTAGCACCGAGCCCCCTCAAGGGCTCGGCATCAGCCTTAAAGCCTTAAACACTTAAAGTACATATAAAACTTTAAGACCTTAACACTTAAGGTTATAAATAAACATTAAAGCTTTAAAGTCTTAAAGTAACTATAAAACCTTAACAGTTAAACACTTAAAGCTTTAAACCTTAACACCTAAGTTAAGTATAAAACCTTAAAGGCTAAGTACTTAAGGATATAAACTTCACATCAGTGTTTAAGACTTTAAAACTTAAAGTAACTATAAGACCTTAAAAACCTTAAGTACTTAAAGTTAACCATCAGTCTTAAACTTTAATATTATAACCTATAAGTCTTAAAGCTTATAAGTTATAAAAGTTTTCGAAGAGCTAAGGGGTTAACTTCTTTACTTCTCTTCTCTCTTTGGTTCTTTCTCTCTTCTCTTCTTTTCTTCATCAGGGGAGAAGAGGAACCTTTACCGTCAACGCTGATGGGCTTTCACTGTGTGACTCGTGTGCTTCTGGTCGCACGCTCCCATCGCACACTCCCAACACTCTTTCACCCGTGTCCCTTTCAGGCTTAGCGTGTTCGGCTGAAGGCGTACGGCGTGTCACGCTCACACCCTTAACACCAGGTAAGACTTAAAGTGTATATTATATGTAGAAGACTTTAAAACCTTAAGGTGTTCCCGCTTAGCCTGTGTCCTTTAGCGCTAGGCGCTAGGCGCTAAGCTGTGAAACGCGAACACCCATCCACCCCCTTTTTTCTTTCGTGTCCTTCTTCTTTTGACACAGCTGGGGGGCGATGTGATATTTTTCACATGCCAGGGGGTAGTGGAGAAAACAAACACCCCGGAACAAACAGAACACCCCCCTAAACGAACAAAACGGGGCCTAGGATCGACTAGCAGGGCACCGGTAGGGTATTCATACCCCCAGACGATTCCAGGCCGTTACAGAGGCAGATAAGACCCGTACAGGGCTAGGTGAGGAACAGACACATCATGGCACGCACCAATCGCACAGCCAGCCAAGCCCACCGACGCTGGCGGGCAAGGCTCATCACCCAAGCCCAACAACAAGGCCAAACCGAATGCCCACTCTGCGGAGCCCAGATAGCCTGGGGCACACACCAGCTACCAACCAGCCCCGAAGCCGACCACATCACACCCGTCAGCAGGGGAGGACTCAACACCCTCGACAACGGGCAAATCATCTGCAGAACATGCAACAGAAGCAAAGGCAATCGCAGCGAACCAAACATTAGTTTCCAACAACAAACCACAAAAACATTGATCCCATGGTGAAAAAAACCACAAACCCCACGGGAACCACCCCCTGCACACCCGTGCAAGACCTCGTACGGCTTAGTGAAATACCTCCCTTTTGTGGATTTGTCTGTTTGTCGACTTTTTGTGTTGGTGGTGAGTGTTGTGCAGCCTGAGCTTCCTGATAGTCGTGAGTGGTGTGGGGAGACGCGTCGTTGGTGGCGTGTGTGGGGTGAGGATAGTCGTGCGCAGTACGTGTCTGATGAGGAGTGGTTGTTTCTCATGGATGCTGCGGTGATTCATGATGTGGTGTGGCGTGAGGGTCGCGCTGATTTGGTGGCGTCGTTGCGTGCTCATGTGAAGGCGTTTATGGGTATGTTGGATAGGTATTCGGTTGATGTGGCGTCTGGTGGTCGTGGTGGGGGTTCTGCGGTGGCGATGATTGACCGGTATAGGAAGCGCAAGGGGGCCTGATTAGGTGTCTGGTGTTGTGGGTTCTCAGGTTCCTCGTCATCGTGTTGCTGCGGCGTATTCGGTGTCTGCTGGCGGTGATGCGGGTGAGCTTGGTCGTGCGTATGGGTTGACGCCTGATCCGTGGCAGCAGCAGGTGTTGGATGATTGGCTTGCTGTGGGTGGTAATGGCAGGCTTGCTTCGGGTGTGTGTGGGGTGTTTGTGCCTCGCCAGAATGGCAAGAATGCTATCCTTGAGGTTGTGGAGTTGTTTAAGGCGACTATTCAGGGTCGTCGTATTTTGCATACGGCTCACGAGTTGAAGTCGGCTCGTAAGGCGTTTATGCGGTTGAGGTCGTTTTTTGAGAATGAGCGGCAGTTTCCTGACTTGTATCGTATGGTGAAGTCGATTCGGGCGACGAATGGCCAGGAGGCTATTGTGTTGCATCATCCGGATTGTGCCACGTTTGAGAAGAAGTGTGGTTGTCCGGGTTGGGGTTCGGTGGAGTTTGTGGCCCGTTCTCGGGGTTCTGCTCGCGGGTTTACGGTTGATGATTTGGTGTGTGATGAGGCTCAGGAGTTGTCGGATGAGCAGTTGGAGGCTTTGCTTCCTACGGTAAGTGCTGCCCCGTCTGGTGATCCGCAGCAGATTTTCCTTGGCACGCCGCCTGGGCCGTTGGCGGATGGTTCGGTGGTGTTGCGTCTTCGTGGGCAGGCTTTGTCGGGGGGTAAGAGGTTTGCGTGGACGGAGTTTTCGATTCCGGATGAGTCTGATCCGGATGATGTGTCGCGGCAGTGGCGGAAGTTGGCGGGGGATACGAATCCTGCGCTGGGTAGGCGTCTGAATTTTGGGACTGTGAGCGATGAGCATGAGTCGATGTCTGCTGCCGGTTTTGCTCGGGAGCGGCTTGGCTGGTGGGATCGTGGCCAGTCTGCTGCGTCTGTGATACCGGCGGATAAGTGGGCTCAGTCTGCTGTGGATGATGTTGAGCTTTCTGGCGGGAAAGTGTTTGGTGTCTCGTTTTCTCGTTCTGGGGATCGTGTCGCGCTAGCTGGCGCCGGTAAAACTGATGCTGGGGTTCATGTTGAGGTTATTGATGGGCTGTCGGGAACGATTGTTGATGGTGTGGGCCGGTTGGCTGACTGGTTGGCGGTTCGTTGGGGTGATACTGACCGGATCATGGTTGCCGGGTCTGGTGCGGTGTTGTTGCAGAAGGCGTTGACGGATCGTGGTATTCCGGGCCGTGGTGTTGTGGTTGCTGATACTGGGGTGTATGTGGAGGCGTGTCAGGCGTTTTTGGAAGGTGTAAGGTCTGGGAATGTTTCTCATCCTCGTGCTGATTCTCGCCGTGACATGTTGGATATTGCTGTGAGGTCGGCTGTGCAGAAGCGTAAGGGGTCTGCGTGGGGTTGGGGTTCCTCGTTTAAGGATGGTTCTGAGGTTCCTTTGGAGGCTGTGTCTTTGGCGTTTTTGGGGGCTAAACAGGCTCGGCGGACCCGTCGGGAGCGTAGTGGTAGGAAGCGGGTGTCTGTGGTATGAACTCGGATGAGTTGGCTTTGATTGAGGGCATGTACGATCGTATCCAAAGGTTGTCTTCGTGGCATTGCCGTATTGAGGGCTACTATGAGGGTTCTGCCCGGGTGCGTGATTTGGGGGTGGCTATTCCTCCGGAGTTGCAGCGTGTGCAGACTGTGGTGTCGTGGCCTGGTATAGCTGTGGATGCTTTGGAGGAGCGTCTGGATTGGCTGGGCTGGACGAATGGTGACGGCTACGGCCTGGATGGTGTGTATGCTGCGAATCGGCTTGCTACGGCGTCGTGTGATGTGCATTTGGATGCGCTGATTTTTGGTTTGTCGTTTGTGGCTGTTATTCCCCAGGATGATGGGTCGGTGTTGGTTCGTCCTCAGTCACCGAAGAATTGTACTGGCCGGTTTTCTGCCGATGGGTCTCGTCTGGATGCTGGCCTTGTGGTGCAGCAGACGTGTGATCCTGAGGTTGTTGAGGCTGAGCTTTTGTTGCCTGATGTGATTGTTCAGGTGGAGCGGCGTGGGTCTCGCGAGTGGGTTGAGACGGGTCGTATACCGAATGTGCTTGGTGCGGTTCCGTTGGTGCCTGTTGTGAATCGGCGCAGGACGTCGAGGATTGATGGCCGTTCGGAGATTACCCGCTCGATCAGGGCTTACACGGATGAGGCTGTGCGCACACTGTTGGGGCAGTCTGTGAATCGTGACTTCTACGCCTATCCGCAAAGGTGGGTTACGGGTGTGTCGGCTGACGAGTTTTCGCAGCCTGGCTGGGTTCTGTCGATGGCTTCTGTGTGGGCTGTGGATAAGGATGACGATGGCGACACTCCGAATGTGGGGTCGTTTCCTGTGAATTCGCCTACACCGTATTCGGATCAGATGCGTTTGTTGGCTCAGCTGACGGCGGGTGAGGCTGCGGTTCCGGAGCGCTATTTCGGGTTTATCACGTCTAACCCGCCTAGTGGGGAGGCTTTGGCTGCTGAGGAGTCTCGGCTTGTGAAGCGTGCCGAACGCAGGCAGACGTCGTTTGGTCAGGGCTGGTTGTCGGTTGGTTTCCTGGCTGCCAGGGCGCTTGATTCGAGTGTTGATGAGGCCGCGTTTTTCGGTGATGTGGGTTTGAGGTGGCGTGACGCCTCTACGCCGACTCGGGCTGCTACGGCTGATGCTGTGACGAAGCTTGTGGGTGCCGGTATTCTTCCGGCGGATTCTCGTACTGTGTTGGAGATGTTGGGTTTGGATGATGTGCAGGTTGAGGCTGTGATGCGTCATCGTGCTGAGTCGTCTGATCCGTTGGCGGCACTGGCTGGGGCTATATCGCGGCAGACGAGCGAGGTTTGATGAATGGCTTCGGGTGTTGCGTCGCGGATGGCTGCTGCCGGGTATCAGCGTGAGGCGGTCAGGTTTGCTGGGAAGTATGCGGGCTATTATGCCGAGCTTGGTCGTTTGTGGCATTCCGGGAAGATGACAGATGCGCAGTATGTGCGTTTGTGTGTGGAGTTGGAGCGTGCCGGCCATGACGGTTCCGCGGCGTTGGCGGGCAAGTTCGTGTCCGATTTTCGGAAGCTTAACGGTGTCGATCCGGGTTTGATTGTGTATGACGAGTTTGATGCTGCCGCCGCGTTGGCGAGGTCGTTTTCGACTATGAAGATGATGAATAGTGACCCGGATAGGGCGAAGGATACGATTGATGCTATGGCGGCGGGTGTTAATCGGGCTGTCATGAATGCTGGCCGTGACACTGTTGAGTGGTCTGCGGGTGCGCAGGGCCGGTCGTGGCGCAGGGTGACGGATGGTGATCCGTGCGCGTTTTGTGCCATGTTGGCTACGAGGTCGGATTATACGACTCGGGAGCGGGCGCTCACTACTGGTCATACTCGGCGTCATAAGCGTGCCGGTAAGCGTCCGCTGGGTTCGAAGTATCATGATCATTGTGGGTGTACGGTGGTTGAGGTTGTTGGGCGTTGGGAGCCCAGCTCTGCGGACACCGCATATCAGCGGGTTTATGAGAAGGCTCGTGAGTGGGTTGATGATCACGGGTTGCAGCAGTCGCCTGGCAATATTTTGAAGGCTATGCGTGCTGTGGGCGACATGAGATGATCGATGGTTTCCGGTTGTGCGCCGCCGGTTATTGGTGCACGTGGTTGTCTCCCGCACGGGGGTCAATAATGTTGTGTTGTTTTCCGCAAGGAGTGTAGGGTTAGGCTATGGCCGATCAGAGTGTTGAGGAACAGAATGTTGACAATGATGTTGTGGAGTCCGGAAAGGATAACGGCATTGTTGATACAGTAAAAGACGATGGCGGGCAGGAGGTAGCCGACAATCAGTTGAAGAATGAAGGCGAGGGTAAATCGCCGGGGACTGATTGGAAGGCGGAGGCCCGTAAGTGGGAGTCTCGTGCTAAAAGTAATTTCGCCGAGTTGGAGAAGCTTCGTACATCGAGTGACGATTCTGGATCTACTATTGATGAGCTTCGCCGCAAGAATGAGGAACTCGAAGACAGGATCAACGGGTTTGTTCTTGAGGGTGTGAAGCGCGAGGTGGCTTCAGAGTATGGTTTGTCCAGTGATGCGATCGCTTTCTTGTCGGGTGGCGATAAGGAGTCGCTTGCCGAGTCTGCGAAAGCTTTGAAGGGTTTGATCGACCATAGTAGTGGTGGCGCGGGTGTGCGCCGTCTTGCGGGGAGTGCCCCCGTTGATGATGTTAAACGACGTGAGGGTGTCGCGTTTGTGGATGCTCTTGTCAATAATTCTAGGAGATGATTTGTGATGGCTGACGATTTTCTTTCTGCAGGGAAGCTTGAGCTTCCTGGTTCTATGATTGGTGCGGTTCGTGACCGTGCTATCGATTCTGGTGTTTTGGCGAAGCTGTCGCCGGAGCAGCCGACTATTTTTGGCCCTGTGAAGGGTGCCGTGTTTAGTGGTGTTCCTCGCGCTAAGATTGTTGGTGAGGGCGAGGTTAAGCCGTCTACATCGGTTGGTGTTTCGGCGTTTACTGCGCAGCCTATCAAGGTTGTGACTCAGCAGCGTGTCTCGGACGAGTTTATGTGGGCTGATGCTGATTACCGTCTGGGTGTGCTTCAGGATCTTATTTCTCCCGCTTTGGGTGCTTCTATTGGTCGCGCCGTGGATCTGATTGCTTTCCATGGTGTTGATCCTGCTACGGGTAAGCCTGCTGCTGCTGTCAAGGTGTCGCTGGATAAGACGAAGAAGACGGTTGATGCCACCGATTCTGCTACGACTGATCTGGTTAAGGCTGTCGGTCTTATTGCTGGGGCTGGTTTGCAGGTTCCTAACGGTGTTGCTTTGGATCCGGCGTTCTCGTTTGCTCTGTCTACTGAGGTGTATCCGAAGGGGTCTCCGCTTGCCGGTCAGCCGATGTATCCTGCCGCCGGGTTTGCCGGTTTGGATAATTGGCGTGGCTTGAATGTTGGTGCTTCTTCGACTGTTTCGGGTGCCCCGGAGATGTCGCCTGCCTCTGGTGTTAAGGCTATTGTTGGTGATTTCTCGCGTGTTCATTGGGGTTTCCAGCGCAATTTCCCGATCGAGCTGATCGAGTATGGTGATCCGGATCAGACTGGGCGTGACTTGAAGGGACATAATGAGGTTATGGTTCGTGCCGAGGCTGTCCTGTATGTGGCTATCGAGTCGCTTGATTCGTTTGCTGTTGTGAAGGAGAAGGCTGCACCGACTCCTCCTCCGGCCCCGAAGCCTGAGCCTAATCCTCCGGCTGGTAACTGATACAAGATAAGCGAATGTGTACTATGTGCAGGGGGTGGTGTTGATGGGTATCATTTTGAAGCCTGAGGATATTGAGCCTTTCGCCGATATTCCTAGAGAGAAGCTTGAGGCGATGATCGCCGATGTGGAGGCTGTGGCTGTCAGTGTCGCCCCCTGTATCGCTAAACCGGATTTCAAATACAAGGATGCCGCTAAGGCTATTCTGCGCAGGGCTTTGCTGCGCTGGAATGATACTGGCGTGTCGGGTCAGGTGCAGTATGAGTCTGCGGGTCCTTTCGCTCAGACTACACGGTCTAATACTCCCACGAATTTGTTGTGGCCTTCTGAGATTGTCGCGTTGAAGAAGCTGTGTGAGGGTGATGGTGGGGCTGGTAAAGCGTTCACTATCACACCCACTATTAATGGTCGATATGCACATTCTGAGGTGTGTTCCACGGTGTGGGGTGAGGGTTGCTCGTGCGGGTCGAATATTAACGGCTACGCTGGCCCTTTGTGGGAGATATGATATGACCAGTTTTCCTTATGGTGAAACGGTTGTGATGCTTCAGCCGACTGTTCGTGTCGATGATCTTGGCGACAAGGTGGAGGATTGGTCTAAGCCTGTTGAGACTGTGTTCCATAACGTGGCCATCTATGCTTCCGTTCCGCAGGAGGATGAGGCCGCAGGCCGTGACTCGGATTATGAGCATTGGTCGATGCTTTTCAAGCAGCCTGTTGTGGGTGCCGGTTATCGTTGCCGGTGGCGTATTCGGGGTGTTGTGTGGGAGGCTGACGGGTCTCCTATCGTGTGGCATCACCCCATGTCTGGTTGGGATGCGGGCACGCAGGTTAATGTGAAGCGTAAGAAGGGCTGATAGATTGTGGTCCAGGATGTGAATGTGAAGCTGAACTTGCCGGGTATTCGTGAGGTGTTGAAGTCTTCTGGGGTGCAGGCGATGTTGGCTGAGCGTGGCGAGCGTGTCAAGCGTGCGGCCTCGGCGAATGTGGGCGGTAACGCTTTCGATAAGGCCCAGTATCGTGCAGGTTTGTCGTCGGAGGTGCAGGTTCACCGTGTTGAGGCTGTGGCGAGGATTGGTACCACCTATAGGGGTGGGAAGCGTATTGAGGCGAAGCATGGCACGTTGGCCCGGTCGATTGGGGCTGCGTCGTGATCGTTTACGGTGATCCTCGCGTGTGGGCTAAACGTGTGCTCAAGGATGATGGATGGCTGTCCGATATACCGTGTACTGGGACGGTGCCGGATAGCTTTGAGGGTGATCTTATTTGGTTGGCTCTTGATGGTGGCCCGCAGTTGCATGTGCGTGAGCAGGTTTTTTTGCGCGTGAATGTGTTTTCGGATACGCCGGATCGTGCTATGTCGTTGGCGCGTCGTGTTGAGGCTGTGCTGGCTGATGGTGTGGACGGTGACCCGGTGGTGTACTGTAAACGGTCTACTGGCCCTGATTTGCTGGTTGATGGTGCACGTTTTGATGTGTATTCGCTTTTTGAGCTTATATGTAGGCCTGCAGAGTCTGAATAAGCTTCTTGTTTTTGTTTTAATGTAATTGTTTGATATTTAATGGGGGTTGTGATGGCTGCAACACGTAAAGCGTCTAATGTTCGTTCAGCGGTTACTGGCGACGTTTATATTGGTGACGCGCACGCGGGTGATACTATTAAAGGTGTGGAAGCGGTTCCTTCCGGGCTTACCGCTTTAGGGTATCTGTCGGATGACGGGTTTAAGATTAAGCCTGAGCGTAAAACGGATGATTTGAAGGCTTGGCAGAATGCGGATGTTGTTCGCACTGTGGCTACGGAGTCTTCTATCGAGATTTCTTTCCAGCTGATCGAATCAAAGAAAGAGGTCATCGAACTGTTTTGGCAGTCGAAGGTTACTGCCGGAGCCGATTCGGGTTCGTTCGATATTTCTCCTGGTGCCACCACTGGCGTGCACGCTTTACTGATGGATATTGTTGATGGGGATCAGGTTATTCGCTACTATTTCCCCGAGGTTGAGCTCATTGATCGTGACGAGATCAAGGGTAAGAATGGTGAAGTGTACGGGTATGGTGTGACGTTGAAGGCTTACCCTGCTCAGATTAATAAGAAGGGTGATGCGGTGTCTGGTCGGGGGTGGATGACGGCTTTAAAAGCTGATACTCCTCCGACTCCTCCTCCGGCCCCGAAGCCTCCGAAGCCTGAGCCGGATCCGAATCCGCCGTCTAATAACTGATACACATAGTTTGAGGGATTGTTGATAGATGAGTGACACAGGTTACACGTTAAAGATTGGTGACCGTAGCTGGGTGTTGGCGGATGCGGAGGAGACGGCGCAGGCTGTTCCTGCCCGCGTGTTTCGCCGTGCAGCTAAGATTGCCCAGTCGGGGGAGTCTGCGGATTTCGCCCAGGTTGAGGTGATGTTTTCCATGCTGGAGGCTGCCGCCCCAGAGGATGCTGTGGAGGCTTTGGAGGGGCTTCCTATGGTTCGTGTTGCCGAGATTTTCCGCCAGTGGATGGAATATAAGCCTGACGGTAAGGGTGCCTCGCTGGGGGAATAGTTTGGCTCCACGGCCTGATTGATGATTATCGTGGGGCCATCGAATACGATTTCCGCACTAAATTTGGTGTTTCTGTTTATAGTGTTGGTGGCCCGCAGATGTGTTGGGGTGAGGCTGTCCGGCTGGCTGGCGTGTTGTGTGGTGACACGTCGAGCCAGTTGGCGGCCCACCTGAATGGTTGGCAGCGTCCGTTTGAGTGGTGCGAGTGGGCTGTGTTGGACATGCTGGATCATTACAGGTCTGCTAATAGTGAGGGGCAGCCGGAGCCTGTGGCGAGGCCTACGGATGAGCGTAGGGCCCGGTTTACGTCTGGGCAGGTGGACGATATTTTGGCGCGTGTTCGTGCCGGTGGCGGGGTGTCTCGCGAGATTAATATTATGGGGTGAATAGTGTATGTCTGGTGAGATTGCTTCCGCATATGTGTCGTTGTATACGAAGATGCCTGGCCTTAAAAGTGATGTTGGTAAACAGTTGTCGGGTGTGATGCCTGCGGAGGGTCAGCGTTCGGGTAGTCTTTTTGCTAAGGGCATGAAGTTGGCGCTTGGTGGCGCCGCAATGGTGGGTGCCATCAATGTTGCTAAGAAGGGCCTCAAGTCTATCTATGATGTGACTATTGGTGGCGGTATAGCTAGGGCTATGGCTATCGATGAGGCTCAGGCTAAACTGACTGGTTTGGGTCATACGTCTTCTGACACGTCTTCGATTATGAATTCGGCTATTGAGGCTGTGACTGGTACGTCGTATGCGTTGGGTGATGCGGCTTCTACTGCGGCGGCGTTGTCTGCTTCGGGTGTGAAGTCTGGCGGTCAGATGACGGATGTGTTGAAGACTGTCGCCGATGTGTCTTATATTTCGGGTAAGTCGTTTCAGGATACTGGCGCTATTTTTACGTCTGTGATGGCTCGCGGTAAGTTGCAGGGCGATGACATGTTGCAGCTTACGATGGCGGGTGTTCCTGTGCTGTCTTTGCTTGCCAGGCAGACGGGTAAAACCTCGGCTGAGGTGTCGCAGATGGTGTCGAAGGGGCAGATTGATTTTAACACGTTTGCGGCTGCGATGAAGCTTGGCATGGGTGGTGCCGCGCAGGCGTCTGGTAAGACGTTTGAGGGCGCCATGAAGAATGTTAAGAGCGCCCTGGGCTATCTGGGTGCTACGGCTATGGCGCCGTTTCTTAACGGCCTGCGGCAGATTTTTGTTGCGTTGAATCCGGTTATCAAGTCTATCACGGAGTCTGTGAAGCCTTTGTTTGCGTCGGTGGATCAGGGGATTCAGCGGATGATGCCGTCTATTTTGGCGTGGATTAACCGGATGCCGGCTATGATCACGAGAATGAATGCACAGATGCGCGCCAAGGTGGAGCAGTTGAAGGGCATTTTTGCGAGAATGCATTTGCCTGTTCCTAAGGTGAATTTGGCTGCCATGTTTGCTGGCGGCACCGCAGTGTTTGGTATTGTTGCCGCGGGTGTGGGGAAGCTTGTTGCAGGGTTTGCCCCGTTGGCGGTGTCGTTGAAGAATCTGTTGCCGTCGTTTGGTGCTTTGAAGGGTGCCGCCGGGGGGCTTGGCGGGGTGTTCCGTGCCCTGGGTGGCCCTGTCGGTATTGTGATCGGGCTGTTTGCGGCAATGTTTGCTACGAATGCCCAGTTTCGTGGCGCGGTGATGCAGCTTGTGGCTGTGGTTGGCCAGGCGTTGGGGCAGATTATGGCCGCTGTGCAGCCGCTGTTTGGTCTAATTGCTGGTTTGGTGGCGCGGTTGGCTCCCGTTTTTGGCCAGATTATCGGTTTGGTTGCCGGGCTGGCTGCGCAGCTTGTGCCTGTGATTGGTATGCTTGTCGCCCGGCTGGTTCCTGTGATCACGCAGATTATTGGTGCGGTGACGCAGGTTGCTGCCATGTTGTTGCCGGCGTTGATGCCGGTGTTGCAGGCTGTTGTGGCTGTGATACGTCAGGTTGTTGGTGTGGTCATGCAGTTGGTGCCGGTGTTGATGCCGGTGATTCAGCAGATTTTGGGTGCTGTCATGTCTGTGCTGCCACCTATTATTGGCCTGATCCGGTCGTTGATACCGGTGATCATGTCTGTTATGCGTGTGGTGGTTCAGGTTGTTGCGGTTGTGATACAGGTGGTGGCCCGTATTCTTGCTGTTGTGGCTCCGATGGTGGCGGCCGTGGTCGGGTTTGTTGCCCGTATTGTTGGTGCTGTCGTGTCGGCTGTGGCCCGTGTTATTGCCGCTGTGGCCCGTGTCATCTCGTGGGTTGTTGCCCATTTTGTGTCTGGTTTGGCGCGTATGGGTTCGGTGGTTCAGGCTGGCTGGAATCATATTAGGGCGTTTACGTCTGCGTTTATTAATGGTTTCAAGTCGGTGATTTCTGGCGGTGTGAACGCGGTTGTGGGGTTTTTTGCGCGGCTGGGTTCTTCGGTTGCTTCTCATGTGAGGTCTGGTTTTAACGCGGCTCGTGG